ACCGACTCAAACTGACATCGATCAGTGCGAAATTGGTTTGGGTTTTGGTCACATAAGTTGCCCAATTGAACAAGAAGAAACAGAACCGTGTGATGAACTTGGTTTTGGTGGATCTTGTTCCGGATAGTATAAGGGGAAATTTCCCCTTTTCTATGTACATAAATAGATAAAACTGTATAATAGATTTTACCATGACAATGAATAAGAATATGCTATCGCCAGTAGGCTTTAGCTTCCATATTAAGAAACTACCAGAAATGAACTTCTTTGTTCAAAGCGTTACATTGCCTGGTATTCAAATTGGTGTATTCGATCAGCCGACTCCTTTCAAAGTCGTGCCTCGTTATGGAGATCATATACAATATGGAGATTTGATTGTTAATTTTAAAATCAATGAGGATATGGGTAACTATATTGAGATTTTTAATTGGATGACAGCAATCAGTTTTCCTGATACATTCGATCAATACAAAAACGCAGCAGAAAATGATAAGTTATTGGTAGGTGAAGGTTTAGAAACAGACGGGTATTTGATGATTACATCAAGTGCTATGAACCCTAATATGCGTATTGATATCGAAGATCTTTTTCCCGTAGCTCTGTCTGATGTAACGTTCGATAGTCGAGATACTAATATAGAATACATAGACGCGACTGTCACATTTAGATTTCTTAAGTATACATTTACTCCTGTATAACATGTACATGTCCATAAAAGTGTAGTAAAATAACACTTTATAGTTCATAAAAGTGCATATATGACTCTCGATGAAATCTTTGATCTGTGGTCCGATGATACCCAAATAGATCGCACTGAACTTGGTAATGCAGCTCTTGAATTGGCAAAGCTACATCACAAGTACTATCGCATTTTTTCTCAAGAAAGATTATTATACAAGAAACTCGAGGCAGATATGAAACAATTGAAGCTCGATAAACTTGAATTTTATGTTGATGGTCCAACTGAAGAACAAATAGAAAAGGGCTGGAAACTGCCTGCCAAAGGGCGCATACTCAAATCAGATGCTAGTCAATATGTCGAAGCAGACTCTGATATTATCGCCCTCAATCTTAAGCTTGCATATCAGCAAGAAAAACTAGAACTCCTCGCAGACATCATCAAAACAATTTCTAATCGTGGATTCCACATCAAATCAGCAATTGAGTGGGAGAGGTTCAAAGTTGGCGGATAAGTTGATCATCGAAAAGATCGACGAAGTCTACAACAAAGTAAGAACCGACGATCGAGGCATAGCAGAAGAATTATCAGCGTACTTTACATTTAAAGTGCCTGGTTATCAGTTCATGCCTGCGTATCGTAATAAATTTTGGGATGGACAAATACGGCTATACAATACATCTACACAGATGCTATACTCTGGTCTTAATAACTATGTGCAGATATTTGCCAAAGAACGTGATTATGAAATAGAATACGAATACGATAACAGTGCAGAGAATTGGTCTGTAGCTGAAGCAAAAGAGTTTATCGAAAAAGAAAAGTTTACGATGACTCCTCGTGACTATCAGATAGAAGCATTCGTTGATGCAATACGTTATAAGCGCGGCCTCTTTATCTCACCAACAGCGTCTGGTAAATCCTTCATCATCTATATGATCATGCGTAAGTTACTACGGCCTACACTGATCGTTGTACCCACGACTACACTCGTACATCAGATGTATTCTGATTTTCAAGACTATGGATTTAACAGCGACAAATACTGTCATAAGATATTCAGCGGCAAAGACAAGAACACTGATAAGCCTGTTGTCATCACAACATGGCAGTCCATATATAAGTTGCGCAAAGATTGGTTTAAAAAATTTGATGTGGTGATTGGTGACGAAGCACATCTATTTAAAGCCAAATCTCTGACAAGCATCATGGAGAAAATGATAGATACTCCTTACCGGTACGGTTTTACTGGTACATTAGATGGTACACAGACTCATAAATTAGTACTCGAGGGTTTATTTGGACCTGCGCAGAAAGTTATCTCAACAAAGGAGTTAATGGACAGTGGTACATTGGCAGACTTTAAGATTAAGATACTTGCACTCAAATATCATGACGAGATACGTAAGATAGTATCGAAGATGGATTATCAGGACGAAATGGATTTTATCTGTGCTCATGAAGGTAGAAATAATTTCGTCACAAATCTATCATTATCATTAGATGGTAACACACTTTTACTATTTCAATATGTTGAGAAACATGGTAAAATATTATATGAAATGATAAAGGAGAAGGCTGGTGATAGACAAGTATTCTTCGTATATGGCGGAGTATCTGGAGAAGAACGAGATACCATCAGACATATCGTTGAAAGAGAAAGTAATGCTATTATTATTGCTAGCTATGGTACGTTCTCCACTGGTGTGAATATCAAAAACTTACATTCAATTATTTTTGCCAGTCCATCTAAATCAAAGATACGTAACTTACAATCAATAGGTAGAGGTTTACGGACATCAGATACAAAAAAGTCTGCAGTACTTTATGATATAGCAGACGATCTATCATGGAAATCAACAACAAACTTCACACTAAAACATTTAATGGAAAGAGTTAAGATATACGATGAAGAGAAGTTCGATTATAAACTTTACAGCATAGGTATAAATTAATGCATGTTCTAATAAAATTAACCAATGGTGATGAGGTTATGGGTAAACTTGCTATCAAAGAAGAAAATAGTTTAGAGTTAGAAAATGCTTTGACATTGAGATATTCGTTATCAACTGATGGGTCACCAAACATGTTCTTTACAAAGTATTGTCTGTTTAATAAAGGGATGGATGTGACATTTCCTTCAGATTCTGTGATGCATGTATTTAAAGATTTAGTTCCATCATTGATAGATTATTATGATGAACAGGTAAGATATATCAGAGCTACACTTGAAGAAAAGCTCGGTGATATGAAAAAGAAAAGAACAAGTGAAGAACAAGAAGAAATACTTTTTGCTATGCTTGAAAAAAACTATAATGACACGGAGATACACTAATGGCCAATTATATTAACAACAAAGAATTTTATGCTTTATTACAAGATTTTAAAGCCAAGTGTGAAGAAGCAGAAAAAGAAAATAAACCTGCGCCACGTGTACCTGAAGATATAGGCAAATGTTTTATGATGATAGCTACAAAGCTAGCAACGAAAGCAAATTTTGCAGGCTACACATATAAAGACGAGATGATCTGTGATGCTCTCGAAAATTGTGTGGTAGCAGTACACAGTTTTAACCCAGAAAAATCAAAGAATCCATTTGCATACTTCACACAAATTATTTGGTATGCATTCCTCAGACGTATTGAAAAAGAAAAGAAGCAAACATACGTCAAATATAAATCACTCGAGCAATTAGTTGTTGATGCAGAGCTCATAGAAGATGAGTCTGATGCATACAAAAATTATGACATTGCTAACGAGAAAATGAAACCAATCATCGATAAGTTCGAGAAAAAAAAGAAAAGTAAAAAGAACGAACCCCGCGGTCTTGAAAAATTTATGGAGTAAATTTTGAAATTAGCATTAATTACCGACCAACATTTCGGAGTACGTAATGACAGCATCCAATTCCACGAATACTACAGAAAATTCTATGAAGAATTCTTCTTTCCCACTCTTAGAGAAATGGGCATCAGAGATATCGTCGAACTCGGGGATATTTTCGACAGGCGCAAGTATGTTAATTTTGACACCCTTAGTCGCTGCCGTGATTACTTTTTTGATACTATCGCACGCGACGGGTTGAGTCTACATTGTATCGTAGGCAATCACGATATCTATTTTAAGAATACCAATCGAGTTAATGCACCCGATCTCTTGCTCGGTGAGTTTGACTTACATGTGTATTCTGAACCGACTGAAGTAGATTTCTATGACACATCTATCTTAATGATGCCGTGGATTAATAGCCAGAACTATGATGTCGCGATGTATGCTATCGATCAATCAAAGTCTGACATCTGTCTCGGTCATCTCGAGTTCCAAGGCTTCGAGATGTATCGTGGTGCAGTCATCGACCATGGACTATCGCATAAAGCATTTCAGAAGTTTGACATGGTGTGCTCTGGTCATTTTCATCATAAGTCTACTAAAGACAATATCAATTATCTTGGCGCTCCATACGAGATGACATGGTCTGACTATGACGATCCTCGAGGATTCCATATTCTTGACACCGAAACAAAAGAGTTAACTTATTTTCAAAATCCGTTTATAATGTTCCATAAGGTTTTCTATGATGATAGTCAAGGTGAAGATGTATTGAAACAAGATTTTGCAAAGTTGAAAGATACACATGTCAAAGTGGTTGTCAAGAACAAGGACAACCCGTACTTGTTTGATCTGTACATTGATAAGTTGAATGCTGCCAATCCTGCACATATGCAAGTGGTCGAAGACAACTTCAACCTTGACCTCGAAGATGATGAGAATATTGTAGATGAAGCTGAAGATACTATTACTATCATTCGAAAGTATATAGATAATCTACAACTAAGTGATAACAAACCAATGAATGATCTCTTCTATGATCTATACCATGAAGCGTTGAGTAACGAATGATTTATTTTAAAGTAGTACGTTGGCAAAATTTCTTGTCGACGGGTAATCAGTGGACTGAGATCCAACTGAACAAAGCCCAATCCACCCTCATCGTAGGCGAGAACGGAGCTGGTAAATCTACCATGCTCGACGCTATCTCGTTTGGTCTGTACGGCAAACCATATCGTAACATCAACAAACCACAGCTCGTCAATAGCATTACGTCTAAGCGCTGCGTTGTTGAAATCGAGTTTAATGTCAAAGGCAAAGAATATATGATTCGCCGCGGCATTAAGCCAAATGTATTCGAGATCTTCTGTGATGGCAAGCTTGTCGATCAGAATGCATCTGTGCGAGAGTATCAAGAATACCTCGAGAAGAATGTACTCAAACTCAATCACAAATCATTTACACAGATCGTAGTGATTGGTTCTGCTAACTTTATCCCATTTATGCAGATGAAAGTATGGGAACGGCGAGATGTCATCGAAGATCTACTCGACATTGAAATCTTTACGAAGATGAATAACCTACTCAAAGAGAAGATCAACAAGAATAAGGATGATGTTGTTGAGGCGAAGTACAATACTGATATGCTAGAACAGAAAATTACACTGACAAAGAAACATAAGAACGAAATCATGTCAATGCAAAAATCTGATCGTGATGCCAAAGAAAAGAAAATAAAAGAACTCAACGTAAAGTTAAGCGATCTACAATTTACATACGAAGGTAGACTGAACACTGCCGATAATCTATTCAAAAGTATCCAAGACAAAGAAAAGATAAAAGCAAAGAACAATAAGTTGAAGGATCTGAAGAATCAACTCAACTTCAAAATAAACAATATACAACAGTCTATTGACTTCTTCAAAAAACATGACGATTGCCCTACATGTCACCAATCGATTGACGAAGAGTTTAAGGAAGATCATATCTGCGAGCAACAAGAAAAGCAGTTAGAGATTCGAGATGCAATGGATCAAATGACAGATCATTTTGATGAGGTAGAAAGTAGATTAGCAGAAATTTCTGCCATACAAGAAACAATTAACGATGTTAATCAGACAATGATGAATCTCAACAGTGAGATGACCACGACACGTAATCATATCAAAGAAATTGAAGCTACACTCAAAGAAGTTCCAACAACACAAGAAACAATCGATCTGGAGTTTTTAAATAGTGAGCTAAAAGAAATGCAATCATTGCATGAGTCATTGCTATTACAAAAAGAGAGATACGAGATTGCATCATCACTACTTAAGGATGGTGGTATCAAGTCGAAGATCATCAAGCAGTATGTACCTATCATCAACAAGCTGATGAACAAGTACCTCGCTGCTATGGAGTTCTTCGTACAGTTCGAACTAGATGAACAATTTAACGAAAAGATCAAGTCGAGATTCAGGGATGAATTTACATACGACTCGTTCTCCGAAGGTGAAAAGATGCGTATTGATCTTTCA